GAAGTTGAACCTGTAAACGGAGTTTATTGTGATTGTTGGGATTGTACTTACGCAGTTCCATACGATCAGTTAATTGACGGTGGAGTGTTTTTCACGAAATCCGAATACAGAGAGCATCAGAAGACAAGACGACGATCATATTTTGATCGGAAGAAATCTAAACAGGCTGCTAAGGACGGCATGGCACGTACGAAGGAGACAACGGAGGCGGAGCTGGTTTGGGAAGGCCAGCCCGTCCCCACATTTTTTGATATTAAATACGGTAATTGGGAGCATTATGAAGATCCAGTTCACCGTTTTGAAAGAATGTTTGGCTATTGATCAGATGTTGAAACATTTAATCGGAGGTTCTAAAGACCAATGGCCTCCGGTGGGTAAGTCTAGCGACACCCCGAAGGAGTGAAAAAGTCGCAAGACGGGAAGAAATACCACCGGTATTAGGGAAGCCCGCGGATATGGGGCGGGATGCATTTATATGCATAGTGCTATACCCGACTTTATGCAACAAACACAGTTGACTGATTACAAATGTAAGTGGTGCGATCTACGAGAACAAGGTTTGAAGTTAATACCTGAATTAAGGATAGATCCAGTATGTTTTAGGTGTAAAAAGGTATGGGATTAATAAAGGGTTAGCCTCTCCTATTGGAGATATGGAAGGAAACTTATTTTATCCTCAACACACAAGCGGAACAAAATATATTAATTTAGCAAGAGATTTGGCTATTTATAATAGCAAAAATGAAGAGGTTACTACCCGAGATGGACATGTTTATGGTTATATTGTGGATGTAAGAGCTCACGCTGCTGCGGCAGGCACTTGTGAAATATACACAATTCCTAATTCTTGGCGTGTCAGGAATGCTTTTCGTAAGTTCCATTTTGCACGGGAACTAATGTTTGAACAGGCAGGTATAACAGACAGCGAAAAGGGCCGTTACGGCCAAACAATACGCCCGTATTTTAGTGAGCATTCTCGAACTGCTGGAAACCAATTATCCAGTAAACTTGGAGTGATTACTGGAAACAACGCTCCGCTTGCGGCTAATCCTACTGGTGGCGATTGGACTTACAGTTTATTTGCATCATCCCCTACTTTGTTATCAACAACTGCTGGAAATAACGTCACTATACCTTTGGTTGACGAATGGCCTGTTTGTGTTTTAGGCGTAAATCAGGGCGAAGCGAACGTAGATGGGGTTTCTGTTTGGAAATCCGTGGCTATGGTACACTCATACAATAAGGATCGGATGGATGTGTTAGTGGCAGATGACGCTAATCAGCCAGGAACGACTGTTGAGGGATTGAATAATCCACTTGCCGCGTTAAGAACTCAAAATCTTACAACCGGCGAAGTTGTAGATATCGCAAAAGACTTGCAGGAAGAGGAGCCACCGTATGATATTTCAGACGATGGGGACTCGACTGACGCTGTAGTTGCTAAATATTGGACTATGTCAGCATCGGGCGAGGCAGCAACACGAAGTTTAGGACAAATGTTTGTCCCGGCTGGACTGTTTGCTATTAAAAGCAGTACAACCAATTGTAATGGTTTACAATTAAGAGTATTAGGCAAAGTTCTTTGTAAGGATATGGCATGAAGTTAGATTTATCAGCTGATGGAAAACTACCAGATCATTTCTGGAAATATGTTTTTATTATTGTGGCTGTGAGTTGTGGTATAAACTCCGACTCAATCCTTTTAATGGTGGGTGTTTGAATGGTTAGACCTGGTTTATTCATAGCACCTACTCAGTTAGAAATGTTACGAATTTCTAATGAAGGTATGCAAGCATATGACGAAGGTGGCCTGTCAGGGGGCGTTAGTTATATTGCACAAGATTTAGGCGATAAACTGATTACATATGGATCGGTTGGAAGTGTACTTTTTTTCAAAGGACTACCGACTCAATTATACCGATTACCGGCTGCTTATGGTGGCCGTTTAACCGGAGCTAAGTTTTTTCGTACTTACGGAGGTTATTTGTCGCCATTTCCATCATTGGGAATGTTGGCATTGGGTGAGTTATACTCACATTTAACAAAGTCCCCTGGTAGAGCAGTTGCTGACACCTCCATAGGAGGCTCGAAACGCGAAGACGCCAGGGTGACACTTGATCCTTCTCGAGGTGCGAAGTCACCGCAAACGTTGAAGCCATTTTGGTCCAACGGTAAACCAAAATGTCGTAAAGGATATAGATATGACTTTAAGCGTAAGATGTGCGTCAAAAAGTCATGAAAGGTAATTTGACTAGATATAAATGCCCTCGATGTGGGCATATAACAGTAAGCCACACTACGAAAACTCACTCGCACTCGAGTCGTAAGTGTGGTGCTGTTGGGTGTCAGCGTAGTTTAAGTAGAAGACACATACTCGAATAAATGTGGCTTGGATAGGCGAAGGTGTATGGTTCAATCAGTTCACACAAGAAGTTGAACCTGTAAACGGAGTTTATTGTGATTGTTGGGATTGTACTTACGCAGTTCCATACGATCAGTTAATTGACGGTGGAGTGTTTTTCACGAAATCCGAATA